TACGTCGTGATTATGTATGCGCAGTCCAGAACAGACGAGGTTGTTGAAGCCCAGCCTGAGGTTATTGGTTTGGTGCAAAATGCCCTTGTAGGTCTAATTGGAATCATCGGAGGCTACTTCGGCGCCAAAGCAACAAAAGGCGATGAATAATTATGGCTGAAAAAAATGGTGACGGAATTGTTTACAATTGCTCGGACTGTGGTAAAGATTATGTGAGATTTTATGGCTTTGGTGGCGATGGTCCAGGTTCAATGTGTGGAACATGGGAACTAACCCCTACACAAATAAAATACATACATGACAATCCTGGTGTGAACCACAGATTAGAATCAATGGCGACGGGGACAAATGAGTAACGAAAAGTTTGAGGAACTAGAACGACGAATCGCCTCTCTGGAAAATCTCGTCGCGCAATTGAGAAAGCCGGGCACGGACAAAAAAGACCCGCTAGCCGACATTCCGAAGATTAGTAACGAAACATGGAGCACATATAAGGGTGTTGTAACGGGTTTCCGATTTGAAGAAAAAGCCGCTTCCTAAAACAAGAATACAGAAGATAAAAACGGTAACGATATTTTAGACGACCAAGAATAAAGTAAACTTGATAAATGGGATATGGTAACGGAGAACAAATAGTAAAAAAATCCCGTTTATGTAAACATTGTCGCTGGCAGATACATGAGGAACCGTATAAAGAGTTCACTGTTTGGTGCGACTATCAATCTGATGGCATTTTCTGTGGAAGACGAGACAAAGGTTTACCTCACGAACCCGAAGAGGTGGTTGTAAGTGAAAGTTTGGATTGACCAAGATTTATGCACTGGAGATGGTCTGTGCGCGGAAATAGCCCCCGATGTGTTCATCATGCTGGAGGATGGATTGGCGTACGTCCAGGAGAATGGCAAGATATTTTCCAAAGCGCGAGGGAACCCAGAAGGCGCCGCAGGTTTGGCTTCTTTTAGCGAAGACAGGCTTCAAGATGTAATAGATGCGGCTGAGGATTGTCCAGGGGAGTGCATTTTTATAGAAGCGGACTGAGTGGTAGAATGGATAGTAGGAAAGGAAGCCTCTTCTTTTTGCGCGTAGGGGTGCTGTTACTAGTTTTTGTAGTTTAAACGAACTAGTCTTTCCTTATGGTTAACACCGACGAAGAAATCAAATGGCATAACGACGGGCATGTTGTTTCCCTTTTGTTGAATAAAGACAAACTTGAAATCGTTGATGTTTATTGCCCTAACAGAGGTAAAGAAGATTCGCCTTGCGCACACGATGATGTTGAATGCGTAGTGGAGCATTTCTTAAAGTTGTACGGGCTTGAATGTAATGTTGGGGTTGTGGAACCTAGCGGGAAAATTTCTATAGCATGGGCTTTTCTTGGCGACAGGCACAAAGATTTAGGGGCGTGTCAGGTTTGGGTTATTCCAACAGAAGATGAAGCGTTCTCTGCTTGGATATCTACACAGCAATAGTTATTCGTCGTCTTCAACGCCTTTGTCCCCGCATTCAGGGTTTTCGGGTATCGGTTCCTTGCATGGACACTTAAAGGATCTTGCACCGATAACAACCATATTTATTTTTTGTTCGCTTCTTCGTAGCCCAAAACACGCCCAAGCGTAGGGTCTAGCGTTTTATACCAACCACCTTTTTTCATCAACACACCTTTTGCCCCACTGGTTTCACATGTCCGCGATGAGAGTTGTTCGTACCTGCCGATAACCGTCCTAAATTTTTTGGCAAATTTTTCTTGAGATGGTTCGGCGTAGTATCGCAGTGTTCCAAACTTTTGTTTGATTTGAAAAACTGTGTAGTTGGGGTCTATTGCAAAAAGTTCGCTGTGGCAATCGGCGATTAGATCAAGCCAACCATCATCGCAGTCAATATGTTTAATCCATTTATCTCCAAAACTACGGAAGATATCACCCTTTATGGCTGTGGGTTTGTCGTCCACATAATCTTCGTCGTTTTCGTGTAGTTGTTGCCACTCTGTTGATGTATGCGGTATTAACCCACGAAAATATTTTCTGATAAAAGTGTCTATTGTTTGGAACATACAACCTACATTTCTGTCGTGACAATCAAATGGTCTTCGTACACATAGTCTGTTTCAGGGGGCATCTTGTCTAAGACAAGCATTCGTTGTAGCCATCTGTCTGTTCCGTCATATTTGGCTGTGAAAGATTTTCTTCCGTGAACTACTTTTCGGTTGTCCATTACAAGGATGTCACCTGTCTGTAGGACGACTTCCTTCGTGTGTGTTTTAATTGATTCAAGAAGTTTGTCTAGTGCTTCCTGCGCTTGGAATGTTTTCCCTCGCATATAGAATTCGTCAAATTGTATATTTAACCCGTTTGTGGTTTCTGTCAGTATGGGTAAAATAATGTTTTTGTTTGGTTCTCCGTGTGTTCGGAAACTTTCGTCTATTGCCGTGATAAACAATGGTTCTTTTAAGTAAAATAATGTTTCTTCATCCAATGTTGAGATGATGTCATCTACCGTTGCGAAGGTCGTGACGGCATTTGAATCTTCTCTTAAGCACATCAGGATCACGAACGCTGGTGAGTATGGGTGGAATGCTGATTCGGTGTGTAGTTGTAGATCTATTTTAGATGAAGATGAGATTTGTGTGGTTTCTCGTTTTTGAATAGGGAAAATATTTTGGGTTAGTTTGCCGTCTTGTTCTTGTTTGTAGGCTGCTGGTAAGCCGTGTTGGTAAGCGACTTGTTTTAATGTTTTTTGTGCTTGCGGTGTTTCGGGGATTTCTTCCAGAGATATGGGCGTAGGGGGTATTTCACCCATGTTTGCGTCTTTGATTAGAAGTAAACTCATGGTGATATCACATTAGTTGAAGGTAGTGCTTCAAAAAGTGTCTTTATTAACCTGCGAAGGTCGGGATGATATACCACCTCGTTTAGGTTTATCCGATATTCGTAGCGTCCTTTGACTTTTGTTCTTGCTACTAACTTGTTTTTACTCAATAAGGATATGGCTTTGATAATGGCAGTGTTTGTGACGCCAAGGGTTGTGGATAGTTCTCGCACTGTTAAACCTGGGGTTTGTATGAGGTAAAGCAATACTCTGCCGGGTGGGGTCAAAAGGTTTACATTGCTTTTAGGGGTGTAGGCGATGATGTTTTGTTCATCTAGTTCTTCAAGGATTGACTCAACTAGTTGTTTGGCGGAAAGGTTCTTTGCTTGAGCGTTTTTCACTACTCGTTCTAAGGGTCCGCGTATTGCGTGGTCTCTTCTGTTGTCGTGATTTGAAACCATCTGCGCAGATTATCACAGTGATATCAGAGATGTTTTTCCTAAAACCCCTTAAATATTTTATTTATTTACATTTGTATTTGCTATAAGTGAATAACAGTGCTTGACACAAGAGAAATAATGTAGTTGTATGTCATACTAGAAAGACAGGAGAACACATGACTAGTCCAGATAAGTCAAAGAAAGACCTGCTCAACAAACTTTCGCAGATGTCTAAAACCGTTAGCGCGCCGTGCCCAATAGGGAAAATACACAAGCAATTAGATCCCGAAACACAGATCGCTTTACTCAACGCATTGCAATCACCAGCGTCAAACTCGCAGATACACAGAGCCCTAATAGATGAAGGGTTCTCAATATCTCGCACAACCATCAACCAAAAACGAGGATGCTTCAGAGAAGGCGGGCACAAAGAATGCCAATGTTTTCCTAGCAACCTAGGAGCATCAAAATGAGCAAACTCAAAAACACATTGACTGATATCGCCTTAGACGCTGACGGTCACCCCAACGGGGACAAAGCATGGGCGACAGTCTCACCAGACGGTGGAGAGTTATCCACAGGGGCGATGCCAGCAGAACTTGGCTCAGATTGGGACACTGTTCTTAAAGGATTTGGACTAGATCCAAATATTTTTGAAATAGTAGACGACACAGTCAAAATGTCTAAATGGCAGTCATCTAAACGCCTAGAGAACGGCGACCGTGACCTGATATGGCTTTACTCGTATAAGGCTAGGTTCCGACGGAAAAGTCTTACAGGTTTAAACGAGGATCAAGTTAATGAGATTCGTAATTATGTGCAGAAATGGAAACCTGTAAACAAAACAGTATCCACGCCCTCAAAAGAGGCGGGCGCAACATTGGTTGTCTGTTGGGCAGATCAACAGTTAGGTAAATCTGCTGGTGGTGGGGTGGACGCGACAGTTGAAAGAATCCTTGACAGTTACACGGCAACGATTGAACGGGTTAAAGAACTCCGCAAGATCGGACGCAACATAGAGAAGATAGCCATCGTGAACATGGGTGACCCTGTTGAAGGATGCGACGGGCAGTATTCAAGTCAATTGTTTACAGTTGAACTTACTCAACGGGAACAACTCCTTTTGGCGATAGACCTTTGGTCTCAAGGGTTACGCCAGTTAGCGCCGCTGGCACCTGAAGCAGAGTTCATTTCTGTTCATTGCAACCACGGTGAGTGGATGCGCCGTAACGGCAAACAGGTAACTAGCGATTCGGACAATGTGGGTGGCTTTCTTGCTGACACTGTGAAACGGATCGTAGAAGACAGACCAGAGTTAGATAAACTTAAATGGCGTATTCCGCATGATGAGATGGTTATCACCTCAGTGCTATCAGGGGTCAAAGTGGCGTTTCATCACGGTCACAAAATCAGTGGCAAAGAAGTGGAATGGCTTCGCGGGCAATCAATAAAGATACTTCGTGAAGAAGGCAGAGAGCCTGACATTTGGGTTACGGCACACAAACACCATTTGCAGGTACAAGACTTCGGACCTTGGTACAGGTTCCAATGCCCATCAAACGATGGTGGTTCCAAATGGTATACGGACATGACAGGTAACTGGTCTACACCAGGGACACTCACTTTCCTTGTAGGGAAACACGACCCTAAAGGTTGGTCAGATATGGCAGTCCTCTAACACAAAGCGGCGCGTCAGATAAATCTAAACGACAAGGAACTCAACATGACACTAAACCCCTACTTTACAAAAGATGACATCCAATGGTACTTGGAAGACATAGGTGAACAAGCCCTCCTCATGGACGGCTTTGAACACGCAATCATCGGCTTCTCCCAACGCATCAACGAACCACTCCTAGCCGTCTACAACCACGACCTAATGATCCAAACCTTAATGAAGCGCGACAACATGACCTACGACGAAGCCGACGAATACATACAGTACAACTGCATCGGCGCATGGGTAGGCGAACAAACCCCCATCATCGTCAAACCAATCAACTTCTAATGACAACAGTAGTAGGAATACAAGGAGACGGATACTGCCTACTAGCCGCAGATACCCGCATCACCTCCACAGACAGTACGGGCGTCCCATACCAAATCATGACCCTCAAATCCGAAACATCCAAAATAGCCGTCAACGGCAAATACCTAATAGCAACAGCAGGAGACCTAAGAGCCATCAACCTCCTCACCCACACCCTCAACCCACCCATCTGCCCACCAAACCTTAAAAGCAAAAAACTAGACGAATTCGTCACCAACAAACTCATCCCCGCCATCAAAGAAATGTTTGAAAAAAACGGGTACACCACAAACGAAACCAACACCCCAACCAAAGCCGAACACGACTCCGAAATCCTCATAGCAATCAACCAAACCCTCTACCACATAGACGGCGACTACTCATGGTTCACAGACCAAACAGGAATCTACACACTCGGTTCAGGAGCCCCATACGCACTCGGCGCATTACACAACATGCCAGCCCCCAAAAACCCAGCCCAAGCCAAAAAACAAGCCATCAAAGCACTAGCCACAGCATCCAAATACGACCCAAACACAGGGAGCCCATACCACACCCACATACAACAAACACAACAGAAAACAGATAAATCTAAATGAAACAACAACACCACAACAACCAAGACGATACACAAACAAAACGCTGGCAAACCAAAGCCGCATGCCGAGGAAAAACACACCTCATGTTCCCCCAACACCACAAAGACATCACCTACATCCTAGAAGCCAGAGACATATGCGCACACTGCACAGTACGACCCCAATGCCTCAAAGAAGCCCTCGAATACCACCCAATAGACATGCACGGAGTATGGGCAGGACTAACATCACGACAACTAGCCGCCAAACAAAAAGAACTAGGCATCAAACCCAAACGACCATCAATCTCACAAATGTGGGACAACCAATAAACCTAAGACCCTAAACACACCCCACAGGTGTCGCAATAAGAAGAACCCAAAACCTCAACAGGCTTCTTATCACAAGAAGGCTGACCACAAGGCTCCAAACGACGCTCACCCCGTAAATAAGCCGACACACCCGAGAAGGAATCAAAAGACTCACCCAACTCAAACCTCGGAACCTCAGCAGCATCACGCAACCCGTTAATCAAAAGCATCCCAACTAGACGCTGAAAAGAAACCCCCTTTACCTCACAGAGATCCAACAAACCATTCTTCACAGAACCAGGGATAGGAACCGTCAAAGATACCGTGTCTTCATCAAGGGCACGCTTAGCCTTAAACCCCACCAGAATCCCTCACAACCAAAACCCCCAAATACTCCGAGATTGATAAGTCATAAGCATCAGCCTGATCAACCATCAAATTCTTTAGTTTTGCGTCAATTTTTATGGTTAGGGTTGTTTTTGTATTTGCTTGTGCGCGTACTGGTGGTCGTCCGTGTCGTTTTTTCATTTGGGTTTATCTTTCTTTTCTGGCGAGGTATAGTCCGAGGAGTATTCCGAGTGGTAGTCCTACGAGGATCCCGAAGACGTATTGTTTCATTATGTTATCTTAGTGTTGTATGTTGGTTGTAGGTGTGTTTGAAGTGTTCTCTGTCTGCGCCTGTGTTGAGTGAGAGTCCTACTATTTTGATTACTTGTTTAAGTTTTTCTGTGATGTGTTGGTCGGGTTGTGCGGTGCCTGCGTTTATGGTGTCGCGGAGGTGGCAGTAGGTGTTCCATGCTTGTGTGGCGGTGGGTTCTGCGTCGGGTTGGGTTTGTTTCCATTCTAAATAGATTTCGCCGGGGGTTGGGAAGAAGTGTTCTGTTTTGTTTAGTTTAACTAGGATGGTTTCTAGTTCGTTGTGGGGGCAGTCTTGGAGTATGAGCCACCATGCACGGTAGGTGATTTTGCGGTCGTCGTGGTCTAATGGTTGTTCTTTGCTCCACATGGCGTGGGCTAGGTCTACGAGGTATCGGCATTCAGTCTTGTTCATCTATCCATTCCTGTCCTGCGTCTCGTTTGTTGGCTCGTTGTAGGAAGTATTCTATTTTTTCTGCGTTGCGAAATATTAAACCTATACCGTTGTATTTGACTTGTTGTTTGTTGGATCCCATATGGAATGGTGATTTCGCGCAGGCATCTATGGCTTGTTTGCAGGCGTCCATACCGTAGTCGTGGATAGCCCAACCGATTTGTTGCACGCGATCTGTGTCTAGGATCGCCTTTTTGGATTGCATTGTTTCAACCCAGTAATCCCATATTTCTTGGATTAGGTCGGGGTGGATTTTGGAAGCCTTGTCCCCTTGAGTTAATCTTCTTTTTCTTTTAGGTTTATCTGAGTTGTTTACGCCACCGTTCGGGTTGGGAAACAGTTCATCATTCTTTTTAGCGATCATCAAACAAACTCTACACCCTTTTAAGTAAAAGGTCAAATACACGTTGCTAAATCAATAATTATCTTTTCCCGGCCGGACCCGGCAGCGGCACTTAGATAAGTGGTAACAACGTTGCTATTACAAAAGTGGAAAAACACCAGTTGTAATAAAACTTTGGAGAGTCTGAGAACCTTTACCAAACCTTTATGGACGCCCGCGCAGCCAATATGAGATCCACGATTTTTGATAATCGCAGAGCAAGATTTGATTATTGATCGTTAACGAAAGGTTATATACGCCACCGTGCATGTTATATGCCTATTGCGAGTACTATTTTTTTCGTCGCAGTCCCGTAGCAGTTGTACAAGATAGCAGATGGTGTGCCGTCCCGCACGCACGTTTCAAAAATAAACCACTAGTAACGTCGTATTGTGTTTGATTGTCCCGCACACCAACAACAACCACAACATATGGTGGTTGTTCCCCCCGCGGAGCGGGACTGCTAGCCTGCTTTTATACGACGGGGCTTTGAAGACCCCCATCGGAGAGACTCGTCGTTAGAAAGAGCGGGACTGTGACGCTACAGTGCCCGCTCTTTCTTTTTATTGCACTAGTTTGAGATCAGGTTTTTTGTAGGTCGGATGGTCACGCATGGATCGCGTGAGTTCGTTGTTTCCGCCACCGTTCAGTTTGGATAACTTTGGTTTCTTTTTAGAATGGTTCTTCACCGTCGTCGTCTTCCAAGTTGTCAATCTTCTGTTGGAACTCCATCAAGATGCTGAACGCTTCCGATCGTCGCAGGATTGCCTTATCTGTCATTATCGGCCAGTCTTTGATCGGTGTTGCGAAACCTTCAAAGTGTTCTTGCATTGCTTCTTCGTTCCCGCAGTCAGAACATATCTCTATTGGTTTGCCATCTCGTTTGCTTCGGGTTAGTCGGGAGATCGCGCCCATGTATTGTTTGTGTCGCTCATTGGATGGGATTAACCCTTCGCATCTAGGACAGACTCCCATGTCTATTTGTTTGGAGTGGATCTTGTTGAATGGTTTCATTATCGGTTTCCTTCTTTCTAGGTTTATAGTTTAGTTCAGTGGCGTATACGCCACCGTTCAGTTTGTGGGATTACTTTTGGTCTTTCATATATTTGTCTACTGCTTTTAGACCTTTGTTCAGGATCATGGTGATCGGAAGGAACGCTGATGCTTGCGCACCGTATGTTTCTCCGTTCTTCTCTATTGACTCTGAGATCATTCGTTCTATGAGGTCGCTGTTGAATGCGACGCACACATCTTTGTCGCCGATGCCATACACCAACGGTTCTAGTTCGTCGCGCTGTGTGAACACCTCAGGGGGTGCTGTCAGGAATGTGACCGTAGTTCCGTCTTCGTGTTGCATACGGATCATCACATCTTCGTTGTCTTCTTCTAAAAAGTCTTCAAAGTCCATGTCTAGTTCTTTCTGATGGCATATACGCCACCGTTCAGTTTGTAATCGTTTATAGCCACCCTTTTTAGAAGTGGTAGTCCACGATCACGATCCATTGTTTGTCAGGGTCGGTTTCTGCACGCTTCCGCACCCATTCAGGGTTAGATGTGTATTCAACAGTGTCATAGAACATTGTATCTGAGTCGTATTCTTTGTTTATGACCTTCAACGCTCTAGTAATTTTGAAGATTGCAAGACCGTCGTCTAGATGTTTTTCGCGTTCTTCTTCGGTCAGGTTGCCTAACGGTTTCCTGAAATTGCTGAAATCGTATTTAGGGTTGGTGAGGATTTCACGCAACGGAATATCTCCGTAGAGGTCAACCGCTTTGGTGATTGTTTCTTGTGTCCATCCGCACGCAACATCTATAAGTTTGTTGAAACCTTCAGGGTTGTCTGCGTATTGTGTTGCAACTTTCATGTCTTGAACACGATCGTCGTCCACGATTGAACACCAGTCAGACCATCCTTGTTCTTCTGCGAATTGAAGTGCTGTGCTTTTTGCTTCATCTTCGTTGTCTGCTACTACTGCTAGTCGGTGATATGTGTGCATAGTTTTATCCTTGTCTCGTGTCATACGGTTTCCCTACGACGAAAGTGACGCAGGGGTATTCTTCTGTCTCATCAGGGAAGTGAAATCCCTCTATGTTGTCATACCAACTGTCGTTACCAACGACGACCATTGTTTCCCTGTCAAGGGTTTCCAATGTGTCTAGTAACTTACCGACGGTCAATATGCCTCGCTTAGATAACACGAGATTTGATTTGGTTTTCATTATTGTTTCTCCTTACTGAGATAAACGCGGTGTAGTGCTTCTTCCACGATTTCGTAGAGTTGTTCCCAAACGCCGTCCATGCCCTTGAAACTCATTGCTTCAAGTGCTTTCGCCCAATCTTCATCGGAGATGAGATATGGTTCTTCGCTCTCAAACATTGGTTCGGGTCGCTCAAAGTCTTCTTTGGTGAAAAACAACCCGAAAATGTCTTGATCGGGGAGTGTGTGTTTTTGCAGTTTGTCGCTGAAGTCGCGTGCTTTCATTATTTTTTACCTGTTTCTTTCACTTGTCGTTCTAGGTCGTCTATCAAGACCACCATCTGTTTATGGGAAATAACGCTTTGTAGTGCTCCCGCTAGAAACTCTGT